ATCAGCAGCATCGGCGTGATGACGACGATGACGACCACCACCACCACGTCGCTCAGCGTGCCGCAGCGAAAAGCGTCTGGCAGACTGTTTTCGCTGAGACGAAATCGGGCGATTTGGCTAGGATTCTCGATAAGCTCGGGGCACGCGCGCGCCCAACCGCACCCAAATCGACACCCATTCACGCCCAATTCGCCCAAGCCTCTGATATCGCGGGTCCTTCCTGGCCGATATCTGATGCTGGCGGCAGTGGCGCGGAAGTTCGCTACCGACTGCCCCGAAATCCGAGTTACCAGTTACCACGGCCCCGGCGCGATCAGCCGCTTTAAGCCTTTGATATGGCGCGACCTTGCGGGCAAGCGGGACTGGTAACTCGATCCGGTAACCGGCAAGCCCGGTTACCGCCCCGACCATCGAACCCCTGGTAACGCCATCCCGTCATGCAACCCCGCTTGCCCGACAGCGTCGAGCATTGGCCGCTCGATCGCCTGCGTGCCTATGCGCGCAATCCGCGCACGCATTCCGATGCGCAGGTCGCCCAGATCGCGGCCAGCATCGTCGAATTCGGCTGGACCAACCCGGTCCTGGTCGCGGGCGACGGGACGGTGATTGCCGGTCATGGCCGCCTGGATGCCGCGCGGCGTCTCGGCTTGAGCATGGTCCCCGTGCTTGTGCTCGATCATCTCAGCGAGGCGCAGCGCCGAGCCTATGTGATCGCCGACAACAAGCTGGCACTGAACGCGGGCTGGAACGATGAATTGCTCGCCGCCGAGCTCCATGCGCTGAACGGCGAGGGGTTCAATCTCGAACTCACCGGCTTCGACGAAACCGAACTCGATCGCCTGATGGCGCCGCTCGACGACGAGGCTGGTGCTGGTGGCGATGCTACAGACGATGCCGACGATGCGCCCGAGCCGCCCCGCAATCCGGTCAGCCGGTCCGGCGATCTCTGGCGCATGGGCGAGCACCGCCTGCTGTGCGGCGACAGCACCGACGGTGCTGCGATCGCGCGTCTCATGGAAAGCGAGCGCGCCGCATTGCTCTTCACGAGCCCGCCCTATTGCAATCAGCGCAACTACACGACCGGCGGCATCGGCGATTGGGAAGCCTTGATGCGCGGCGTGTTCGGTCGGCTCGACGAGGTCATGGCGCAAGACGGCCAGGTTCTGGTCAATCTCGGCATGATCCATCGCGACAACGAGTGGCAGCCCTATTGGAATGGCTGGCTCGACTGGATGCGCGCGTCCGGATGGCGACGCTTCGGCTTCTACGTTTGGGATCAGGGCCCCGGGCTCCCTGGCGACTGGAATGGTCGGCTCGCGCCGGCATTCGAGCTGCTCTTCCACTTCAATCGGCAGACGCGCAAGCCGAACAAGATCGTGCCCTGCAAATGGGCCGGGCACATCAATGACAGCCATGGCGGCATGCGCGGCAAGGACGGAACGGTCGGCGAGTGGACCCATGCCGGCCAGGGCGTCCAGGAAACCCGCATCCCCGACAATGTCCTGCGCATCACCCGGCACAAGGCGCGCGGTATCGAGACCGAACATCCGGCGGTATTCCCGGTAGCGCTGCCTGAGTTCGTGATGAACGCCTACTGCGACCAGAACGACATCATCTTCGAGCCGTTTGCCGGATCCGGCACGACGCTGGTGGCGGGCGAGCGCGCGGGACGCCGCGTGCGCGCGATCGAGTTGGCGCCCGAATATGTCGACGTCGCCTTGCTGCGCTGGCGTCAGCTGTTTCCGTCCTCCGCTATTGTCCTCGACGCCGATGGGCAATCGTTCGAAGCGGTCGCGGCCGACCGGGGCATCGAGAGCGACGATGCAGCGTGACACAATCCAAATCGAGCAGTGGCCCTTGGATCGGCTATTGCCCTATGCGGCCAACGCCCGAACGCATCCGGATGAGCAGGTTGCCCAGATCGCGGGATCGATCGCGGAATTCGGCTTCAACGTCCCGTGCCTCGTCGACGAGCGTGGGGTGCTGGTTGCCGGTCATGGCCGCCTGCTCGCCGCCCAGCGTCTCGGACTTTCACAGGTCCCGGTCATTCGGCTCGACCATCTGACCGACGCGCAGGCGCGTGCCTATCGCATCGCCGACAATCAGATCGCGCTCAATTCCGGATGGGACGATGCGCTGTTGTCGGCCGAGGTTGCGCGGCTCAAGGAAGATGGGGTCGATCTGGAGCTTCTCGGTTTTCCCGAGGATGAGCTTGATCGGCTGCTCGCTGGGCTGGACGGTGAGAAGGGCGGCAACGAGGACGAGGATGTCGTCCCGGAGCCACCGGAGACGCCGATCTCACGGCCCGGCGATCTCTGGATCCTCGGACGTCATCGTCTCCTTTGCGGCGATGCAACGCGCGCTTCGGATGTCGCGCGACTCCTTGGCGATGTTCGCCCACATCTGATGGTTACCGACCCGCCCTACGGCGTCGATTACGACCCGTCCTGGCGCAACGAGGCTGGCGTGTCGGCGACGACGCGCACCGGCCGGGTGTCCAACGACGATCGTGCGGACTGGCGGGAGGCTTGGGCGTTATTCCCCGGCGATGTCGCCTATGTCTGGCACGCCGGTGTTCACGCGCGGACGGTCGCCGAAAGTCTGGATGCCAGCGGGTTTCCGATCCGCTCGCAAATCATCTGGTCGAAGTCGCGCTTCGTGCTCGGCCGGGGCGACTATCACTGGCAGCACGAGCCCTGTTTCTACGCGGTTCGGAAGGGCGCGACCGGCCATTGGCAGGGTGCGCGGGATCAATCGACAGTCTGGATGATCGGGGGTGGCGGCGACGAAGATGCGGCGACCGTCCACGGCACGCAGAAGCCGGTCGAATGCATGCGTCGCCCCATGGTCAACAACAGTAAGCGCGGTGATGCCGTCTATGAGCCTTTTGCCGGTAGCGGCACGACGCTCATCGCGGCGGAGAGCATCGAGCGCCGCTGCTTCGCGATGGAGATCGATCCGCGATACTGCGATGTGATCATCGAGCGCTGGCAATCCTTCACCGGCTCCAAGGCGCAACTCGAGACCGATGGTCGGTCCTTCGAAGATGTACGAACCGAGCGCGGCGCATGAAAAAGCAATCCCGAAGGATGTCGCTGGTCGAATCGATTGCTAATGTCGTGGTCGGCTTTGGCATCGCGGTGCTGACGCAGATCGCGGTCTTCCCGATCTTCGGTCTGCATGTGTCGCTCGCCGACAATCTGGTCATCGGCTTGATCTTCACGCTCGTGTCGATTGCCCGGTCCTTTGCGCTGCGCCGCGTGTTCGAGGAATTCCGGGTGCGCGCCGAACGCAAAAGCGCCGTCAGGCTTTGATGCCCGACGGCGCTGATGTTTGTGGCGATCAGGCGATCCGATAGACCCGACCGCGCCCTTCGATTCTCTCCGACGTCACGTCGAGACCGAGTTTCTTCTTTAGGGCGCCGGCAATCGCACCCCGGACCGTGTGGGCTTGCCAGTCGAATGCCGCGACGATCTCCTCGATGCTGGCGCCCTCGGGGCGCTTGAGCATCTCGATGAGCTTGGCCTGCTTGCTGTCTCCGCGCGTACGCGGCGCCTGATCGGTCTTCTGCGCTCGGGTTTCGATCTTGGCCGCGACGATGCCTTGCTCGGCGGGAGTGCCGTCCACCAGTCCGCCATCGTCGATGGCGGCAGCATGGCGTCCCTCGGTGGCGGGATCCGTCTCGGGCTCGATACCAAGTTCGTCATAGGCGGCGCGCGACGCTTGTAACGTCAGCGGCGCGCCATCGTCGTAGCGCCAGACGGTATCGTCTGCGCGGCCGGGGACTTCTTCGAGAAATCCCTTGGTGAGGAGGCTCTTCAGGACGTTGCCGACGGCATTGCCCTTGAGTTTCAGGGTGACCGGGAAGACGCAGCCATCGGGGCGTTGGCATGCGGTCGAAAGAACGACGAGTTGGGAATCGGAAAGTTTCGCCATGGTGTGGGCTCCTTGCTTAGCGAGCCGCGACAATCGCGGCCCTCCTACGAGCCCAAGCCCCGCCGGCTTTGCCGGTCGGGGCATAAGCGGGATGAGGGTCGCCTATTCGGCGTGTTCGCCTTCCTTGAAGGCACTGTCGGTGATGCGCTTCAGAAGCTCGGCGTAATGGGCGAGTGTCCCGACATGGCCCCAATTGATGTCGTCGGGTGCGTAGTCGAAATGGTCGTCGCTCAGGCTCTTCAGCCGGTCGAGCATCGCGTCGATTTCGGCCTTGCGGACGATGAAGGCGTCGAGGGCGGTTTGCTTAAGCGGGGTCTTGGTCATGGCGCTCTCCGTTTCTTGATGGTGACGCCATACACGCGCTGCTTTGGCCCGGAGCCAAGCTCTTAAGCGCAGCATTTGATTGCTTTCTTCGAGCCAGGACGATCATGGGATTATCAATCCGCGCCTATGCCCGGCATCGCGGCGTGAGCCACGTCGCGGTGCTGCGCGCTGCCAAGGCCGGGCGCGTATCCCTTGAGCCGGATGGCACGATCGACCCGGCCAAGGCCGACATTTCCTGGGAGCGTTCGACCGAACCCGGGCGGTCCAAGGCCAAGTCCGAGAAGCTCAAGCCCGTGGCCGAGGCAGCCATGGGGTCGGTCCGGGAGACCCTCAAGGAGCAGGGTTTGCCCGCAAGCGGCAACGTGACGTTCGTCCAGGCGAGGACCGCGCATGAGATCGCCAAGGCGCATCTCGCGCGCCTTCGGCTCCAGCGCATGAAGGGCGAGCTGATCGACCGGGCGCGCGCGACCGCACTTGTCTTCCGCATGGCGCGCGAGGAGCGGGACACCTGGGTCAATTGGCCCGCGCGTGTCGCCGCCTTGATCGCGGCGGAGCTTGGCGTGGAGGCGCATCCGATGCAGAAGGCTTTAGAGACACATGTCCGCGCCCACCTCGCCGAACTTGCCGAGGTCCGACCAGAGTTCCGTTGATCTGTTCGGCTTCGAGGGTGCTGAAGAGCTATGGCAATCCTGGCGGGACGGTCTCACCCCGGATCCGCTGCTCACTGTTTCCGAATGGGCGGATAAGCATCGCTTTCTCAGCCCGCGCGCATCGGCGGAGCCGGGGCGCTATCGAACCGCTCGCACGCCCTATATGCGCGCGATCATGGACGCGCTGTCGCCGTCGCACCCCGCGCGGCGCATCGTGTTCATGAAAGCCGCGCAGGTCGGGGCGACCGAGGCCGGCAATAACTGGATCGGCTACGTCATCCATCATGCGCCGGGTCCGATGCTCTCGGTGCAGCCGACCGTCGAGCTTGCCAAGCGCTTCTCGCGCCAGCGCATCGAGCCGTTGATCGCCGAAAGCCCGGCCCTGCGGGAGCGCGTCAAACCGGCGCGCGCGCGGGATGCCGGCAACACGGTCCTATCGAAGGAGTTCCCGGCCGGTCTTCTGGTCATCACCGGTGCGAATAGCGCTGTGGGACTGCGCTCGATGCCGGCGCGTTATCTCTTTCTCGACGAGGTCGATGCCTATCCGCCCTCGGCCGACGAGGAAGGCGATCCGGTCGCACTCGCCGAGGCGCGCACGCGCACCTTCTCGTGGCGATCGAAAGTGTTCCTCGCTTCGACGCCGACGATCCATGGCGTGTCGCGGATCGAGCGCGAGTTTGAGGCGTCCGATCAGCGACGCTTCTTCGTGCCGTGCCCGCATTGCCAGCATCGGCAGTGGTTGCGTTTCGAGCGGCTGCGCTGGAAGAAGGGAAAACCCGATACCGCGCATTACCAATGCGAAGCCTGCGACGGTGCAGTCGAAGAGCACCACAAGATCGAGATGCTCCATGCTGGCGACTGGCGTCCGACGGCGGAAGCCTCCGATCCCGGCACGATCGGGTTCCATCTGTCGGCGCTCTACTCGCCGGTCGGCTGGATGAGCTGGGCGATG